GCCCCCCTAGCTGTTAAATTGTTGATCTGAAAGAAATTTTTTATAAAATAAATCTAATTAAACTGACTACAACAGTGGATATGTGCCTGGTGTAGTTTGAGCAGTGCAGAAGGATGGACCTAATTCAAATCTTATATTAACTATGGTGACTACATAAGGTGCATTCTAAATTTGCATATAATCAACTAAGACACTCATATAATAGGCTAGTATTATAAGACTAAAGTGACACAGAACATTGATATAGTTTGCAATTATTATGAAATGTAAGTCACTTGATGCGATGCAATCACTATTGAGAACTGCCAATCATCAGTTCTAATATGCAGTAGAGTCTTGGCGGCATGATAACTGATATCTTTACTTCTCACACTCTACTATTATTGCTACAGATAACTTATATGTGCTAAAACAGTGTAACCAAAACCGGATTCAAAATATATGACTACATGAACTGAAGTTTATTAGATGGTATCCAAAATACATAGTTAATATAAATGATAAGGTGAAACATAGGGACTCACTTCTTGTGTAATACTGGTGCTTACTGTTTGAGCTTATGGGTTCAGCTGCTTGACCTGAGATCATACCAGTATTCTATGGTGCCCAAAACTGTTAAGGATAAATGGTGGCAGTATAAGCAGTAGTTACTGTGATGACCTATAGTAGTATAATTAGTGATAAAGTAAGAAGCTGTTGTGGTTATCAAAGTAAGGATTGGATCAGGTGTCTTAAAGAAACAGACATACTAAATATAGTGATCAAGTAATGACTGTATAAAAAGAAGTGATTCAATAATGTGTACTAAGATCATTTTAGGCAGGAATGAATTCTGGACATTGGTCGAAGTCATACTTAAACTTAAATCTATTTGTTTGACTAATACAAGATGAAAATGAATAGGATAGTGTAAATTTAAGGTTTAAGACTCCAGGCTCAATCTTAGACCATTGACTTTTAGAATCATGATTGAGACTTTATTTTGTTTGAGCCAATATTAAGTTGCATGGTTTATAACTTAAATCCTGATCTGAACTTTAAATTCTAAACTTTAAAGCCTTAGATTTTAGATATTAACTATTAAAGCTGAAGTTTTAGGATGCTAAATATTGAAATTTGGTTCAACCTTACCGTTTAAAATTTGAGCATCAAAGTTTAAGTTAAATGCTCGTATTGTAACTCCAATCTTGACCTCAGAGCTCTAAGATTATAAAATTACAAAATTGTATATTCCTAATATTTTAAATTAGTACCCTAATTAAATCTAGATTTAGGTTCTGGTTTCAAAATTTAAATATAGTTCGATATTTCAGATTTGATTTGAATTATGGACCTGTTTTCAGTTTAAGGCTCAGTCATATTTACTTATCTAATGTGTGCTCTTTCAAGACACTCACTATGGACTTTCACTAGTGAGCTGTTGTTCTTTATTTTCACTACAACTGACTTGGGCTGATTTCTAACTTTACATTCATCTTCTATTACATCAGCAGAAGTCAGGGAGATGTAATTCAAGTCTCTCAACAGAGATACCTTTTCACTGTTTATACATCTGAAGTTCACCGGATTGATGAGAGCCTGATCACTCAAACCACCAATTTTAAAGCTTATGAGATCAAAGCAGTAGAATATTGACTTATCATATAAATTCCTCCAGTCCAAAGCTATATCGAGTGCGAAAGTCCTAGGTTTTAATGTTCTCTTTTTCAGCAGAGTACCATCTGTTTTACATAATGCAAACCCTTTCTCAGTTAGGATCTTATCACTTAAGGATGTCAAATGACCTATCTTGCACTCATTTATATAATTGGCATGAGTAATCAAGCTAGCATAGCCTGGCCTGTAGCTAGAATATCCGATATTGAATCCCTTCTTATCACATATATCACTAATGGCACTTATCTTGGCTGATAGATAACTAGCTGGGTTCATCATATATTCTAATACATATTCTGATTTATAATCAGACAAAATTGACTCATTGTATAGGTGCTCAATCATACAGAACTGTAGCACATCAGGTATACCATTTAGCACATTATTGTGTTTTTTTGTCAATAATCTAGCTATTTTACTTGCAGTTTCTTCACACATGTCCTCAGGCTTCTCTTTTGCTAACATCACTAGAGCTAGCATCGTTACAATTGATCTCTCTTTCTGTAAAAGGAAGTCCATGTCATTCACATCACCATTAGCTTGGGTAGCTTTAAATCGGAGTTCATCCATCTCATCACACCTGTCCAGTACAAGGTATTTACTCTCAATGCACATACAGTCCTTTTTGGATTTGAATGTATTTATACAATTTATTTGGCACACTTCAACTCTATCAAATAATGGCCATAGGTAATTGATGAGACCCTTGCCTATGTTTAAGTTATAATCTACTTTATCTTCTGTGTCATTTAGATGTATTGACTTCATTCCTCCACCTTTGCATGCATCACTAGTGATTTCTAACAAATTAGCAGTTGAGTCATAGGAAATTTTAACTTTAATGTCTGAAAGAGTAAAGTATAACTCACTAATGCTTTCAAGATTTGGATGAAATCTAAGTTGACTGTTTAAGACATCATCTCTGAAATATTTACTATCTTTACTCATACCCTCAATTAATTTAAGCACTTTATTATTATGGGAATTGAAGTTCTGAAAATTAGCCAACTTGTATTTTAGAAATTGCTCATCAGGTATGCTCATGGATTCTTTACATACTGGGCCAAGGTCATCTTCAGAGTATACACTATCATTAACACTCGCCGAACTAGAGCTATACATGCTCGACGAGTGGCTTATTAGTTTCCCTGTTTGATCCTAACATCACTGGCCCTACCACTCATTTTAATTGAGAAATGGAAGCAATTGCCAGCACTTACCAGCGAATGCTGTAGAAGACTAGCCACTTGCATTTTAAAATCATCCTTCTTGAGCCTCGGATCTTCTGGCACGCTTTCAATTGCTAGCCACATCTCACATAAAAATCTGACAAAACCGGTGTCTGCCTTCACATTCCTTATGTTAGATAGGGCTGTTCCCAGCCCAGTCACAACACATGTTTGAACCATTCTGGTTTCAGATAGAATCAATGTGCAGCAGTTTAATCTCAGTGATGTCCTGGCCATAGTCCATACTTTCTTTGTAAACGATGATCCTGAAGCTTCAATAATAACTCTCCTTTTTGACCTATCTATCATTAGGCACTTTCTCATGACATCACAGAACTCCTTAATATCTTTTGAGAGTTTGTTTGTTGTTGTCAGAGCCTTTCCCTCACTATCATATCCTCCTAAGATGCCTACTATGGTCAGCCAGGCCATCACGCTTATATTCTTTTCCTGTGCAGCCAATTGGCCTGCTGCACCCTCTCTGCTGAGCACTTCAGCACTTGCAAATGCTTCATCACCCAGCTCATCCATTGCCTTATCACTCTTGTTTTTGATCCATCTTTTTATTGAATTATCATCCATACCTGAATTCTTCATCCTAAGTATTCCAGTGACTAAGGTGCCAGCAGCCTGTTTACCTGCCACTGTCCGTTTAATCAAGTTGGAGCAGCCAATGATGCCGAACTGTTCATAAGCCATTAAATCGCTTTCTAGCTGTTCGAGAGCATCTCTGTCAGACACTTTATTATTTGTATTGGCTGACGGGCTCATCTCTTTCATAAATGCAGCAATCTCGTTCAGAGTCTTAATAGTATCATCAGGAACATTCAGTGTTGACTCCACATTCCCTGTTGGCATTGGCCAGAGGTGATCATCATTTAATTCATCATGTAATCTCTCTTGTATTGTGATGTTCATTTCATCAAGCTCAGATGAGTTCAACTCACTACTGCTTTGAATCTTATGTACTGCTGCAAGGGCTTTCTTTCCTAGTCCCTGTATCACCTTCACAACAGTATCAATCATATAATCAGATCTGTCCTGGTAACCATCTGGATAAGCAGCCAGCTCAAGGTAGCCAGTTGCAACTGATACATCATAGAGACTTTTGATAATTTTCCCTGGGAATATGCCAGATATGAATTTACCATTTCTGGGAGTTAATTTAAACTGACAAACTTTCATTATTTTAAATTTCCAGTTAGTTAGGCTTGCACTTAAATGTGATTGTAGCTAGACAGTCAGTTAATAATGTCTACTTGACCTGCTCTTTATCAGAACAAACCTGAGCTTTCTTTACCAGTAAGATTTATTTGCCACTATAATTCAGCTGGTCCCAAATCACCGAAGTAAAATCACTTCTCTTTAAAACTTACTGAGCACCAACTAAGTTAATCAGATGATTAAATTGTATTGTATCTTTTATAAGACAATCTTATATATCAATTTTACATCAATGGAGATTGAACTGTAGGGGGGC